AATTCGCCGCAAAAGGCGATTTGACGGGCTGACAACGTAGTCAGCCCCGCCAATGTTTAGGCTTACATCCCTAAACACGCCCATTTATGGGGCCGCCGTGAATGTGATTTCGCCGCTGGACGCGATGGATGCCGTGAATGTAGCCGCGTCATCATGCGGCGCGCCGATTTCAAAGCTGGAAAAGTGGAATTGCCCCGCAACAGTGCCGATACCGTCGATGTCGATTGTATAGGTGCCAATCAATGCCGTAGTGACGCCAAGCGCCGCCGACAGCAAACTATCGCCATCCAGCAAGCCCTCAACTGACATATCAACGGATCGCACGGATGCGTCGTTCAGGAACGTGCGCCAGCCGTCATCGCCCTTGTCCGTGATGTCGATTGCCTCGTTGTTGATCGTGATACTGTCCGACCGAGCGCCAGCAACAAGCGTGCCGGTGGCAACGTCGCCCTCATAAATTCGGATTTTGCGGCCTGCTAGTTTTGCCATCTGGCAATCTCCTGTTTTGAAACCTTGTTACGTTATAACATAACGCTTTCACATTGGGAAGCGTCAGCCCTATGCGTTGTCGTATTGCGCACGGAATAGCATAAGCCCGCGCCGCGTGATGCCGTCCGGATCCATGCTGAATGCCGCGCTTTCATTCCGCGTTAGGATCGAGGCGCTGCCCGTGATGGTCAATTCTTGATCGTGCAGCACGTCATAGACAAGCCCGGCGATTGCTTTCGCCTGCGTGTAGTTTGCTGATCTTGTCCAGATGTCCACCTGAAACGTCACGTTGCCGCCGTGCGTGCTTTTGGTATCCCATGGCACGAATGTGTCTTTCCCGAATGTGACAAAAGGGAAATAGGCCGAGCTGTCGCCATCAACTTCTGGCACGTCCGCAAATATAGGCGTTGTACCCCACTCAGTTGATAGCGCCACCAATATAGATATGCTGCCCGATAGCTTGGCAAATACCGCGCGTTGAAATCCATCCGCATTCATTTCATAATCCTTGCCAATGCCGTTTCAAGGCGCTTGATGTATTTGGGCGCTGCTGCCTCTATCGCTGGCAACCATGCCGGGCGCGGTTCAATCTTGAGCGTGCCAAATTCCAGCATCGGCCCATACTTGACTTTGTTGCCAACCTCGGCGGATAGCTTGCCCGTGCTTTTGAAGTCAGTGCCAGATACAAGCCGCCCAGTATCTGTTGCAGGTGCCTCACCTGCCGCCGATGATCTATGCGATGGCGAAAGGTTTTGCTTTCCGTTTGCCTTAAATGCCGCGACTAGCTTATTCGGCCCGCCTTCGGTTGGCTTGCCAGCATATACCCGCATCAATCCATCTTCACCCATTATGCGCCAGTACGTCACGCCAGTCTTTGGCCCGCGCTGATACCGCTTGATAATGTCCGACCGCACGTCCATAGCCGTTTGCGTCACAACCTTGGCAATAGCCGCTTCGCCTTCTTTGCCCAACTTGCGCAGCGCCGCAATAAGCTGATCCCCGCCTTCGACTTTCATATTGACGCGGCTCACGTTGCGACCCCGCCAGCCAAGTCGATCTCAAGCCATTTCTTGCGGCGTTCAAGATCGTTGATGTAAGTGATATTAAACGCGCGCCCGTCCATCACAACACGATCCGCAGGCGTCAGGCCCGCGAAATAGCGCGTTACAATGCGGTCCTTTGTTTCCGCGTTCACTCGGTCGGATGTCAGCCGCTCATAGCCTGAAAGCCCCTTTGCGTGCGCCTTTGTGGCCTTTAGCGTGGCCCATGTGTCAGCGAACCCGCCAGCCCCATCAGACACCCGCGTTTTGCGTTGGAACGTAATCGCCGTGCGCAACATCCCGGCATTGTATTTGCAGCAGGTCATTATGGTTCACCTAGATCTGGTGAAATGTGAACTGAAATATATCCATTGTTTGGAAATGTTTCTTTTGTTCCGTCGCTATATGTCACTTCAAATTCGGCGTTAAAAAACCCATAGTTTAACGTGTCACCAACTTGCCATTGGTACGAAACAATGCCACCAGTTGCATTCAATACGTCTGCGCTTGCAGAAATAATTGAACCCATGTAAAACATGACATTTGCGTTAGTTAGATTTACAGGGCCGTCATCAGTAGACAACGCATATTCAATGGCGGGTGACGTGTCGTTTCGTTTGATGAAAAAAGTCATACTTTTGTCGCCCTATTTTGTGCGCCTGTGATGGCAGTGGCAATGTTAGCGCTTGTTCTGCTTGTGACGATATTAGCACTTTTCAACATTGTAGCAAATCGCCTTAAACTAGCAGGCTCCGTTGATCCTATCGCCGTCTGCGCAGATGCCGATCCAGATCCAGACCCTGTGATGACCCGCAACCCAACGCCAGTTGATGTTTGATTTGCGGATGATCCAAAACCATTGCCCGCAATAACTCGATTACCAAATCCGACGGATTGTTGCGATGACGCCAATCCATTGCCGCTTCCCGCAATAATGCGAAGGCCAATTCCCGTTGCCGTTTGGGCAGATGATGTTCCGGAACCTGATCCAGTTGAAACAATAGATGCTGATCCGTTTCCAACTTGGGCAGACGAAAAACCATTACCAGACCCGACAACAATTCTGATGCCGACGCCATTGGAAGTTTGGGATACTGATATCCCAGATCCTTGACCAGCGATGATGCGGACGCCGACGCCCGTTGCCGTTTGGGCCGATGCCGTTCCGGTGCCAGACCCGCCAACAATCCGCAGTGCAATCCCTGTAGCCGTTTGGGCAGATGATGTTCCGGAACCTGATCCGGTAATAACGCCTGCTGATGCTTCAACCCCATCATCACCTAACGGAGCGGAGGCGAGAGGGGAAAATCCTAGCATGTCTTACTCCGGTTTAGCTGGCCACTCGACAGCAAACGGAAAACCCGTCTGTGCAGTCACATCGCGTAACGCTTGGCGGTAGGTAGACCAAGCGGGCGACATGGTGTTGTCACTCATGGCCATCCAGTCGGTTTGTGACAGTAGGGCGTCACGGTGGTTGCGGATATTACGACCTGCATCCTCTGCTGGCAGATTGCTGACATCCCACCCTTGGGTCCACGCGCCATTGACCTCGGCGAGCGCCGTATGTGTAAGCGTCTGGGTCATATAGTCAAACGCAGGCTGGTCATCCACCGTGTAGGGATAGACGCCCCAGCCCGCTAGAAGCGCGTCACTTGGCGACTTCGGGAAGGACGTGTTCGGATTGTCACGACGCAGTTGCCCAATTGAGTATGTCTCAGGCTGGCCGTTTGTGATCTTTAGGTGTGGCATCTAAGCCTCCGTTTTGGGTAGCGACATAAATTCAGGCTTGGTTATGCTCTCGACACCAAACATCCGTTGGGTGACTTCCACGGCGCAGTGCTCGTATTTCTCAGCCATATGGTCGAGGAAGTCCTCAAGGTCTGCCGCCGTAGGTCTGGCACCGTTGGTGATGCTCTCGTCAGTGGCGGCGATGTATCCTGTGATTTCACGCAAGGCGATCTGGATATGCACTCCGAATTGCTGGAGGTATTCAATCGACGCCTCTTTGCCGCGACCCAGTTCCACAAGATTGCGGTACAGAAGCTCGAACCCGCGCCGGACGTGAAAATTGTTCTCGTGGCGCTCGAAGTCTTCCTCGGTCCATTTCTCCATGCCGTGCGTGGCGACAAGGTTGTCGTAGGCGGCGATCAGGACCGCGATGTCTTTGACAGCACCGGAGATGTGGTTCTCCATCTGCTGTAACTGAAAAGACTTTAGCCGCTGCTTGGCTTTGTGAAGCGCCTCGGAACAATCTGGATCAGGCTCTTTCTCGACCAACTCGACGTAGCTAACCTGTGCTTCGGACAGCGCGGATTGACGCTTGGCAATCTCCGCGAGAACCTGACGTACCTGTCGGTGTGGCGCTTGGCCTGTGAGCATGGTGAGGCTCATGAGGCTGGTCGTGGTTTGGCTGTTGCTGCGCCCGAAGGACTGCGTCTTGGCAACCATTTCGGGGAGCCTTGCAGACGCAATCTCAACCGCCTTGGCGGGGGCGAGTGATGCGAAGTCGCTCTGCGTGATAATGATTTCTGTGCTCATGTTATCCACCTGATGTTGCTGCGGAAGACTCTCTACTAACCGTCAAATCACCAAAGTCTATGGCATTTCCTGTGGTTGCTATGGTGATGTAATCTATGGTGTTTGTACTGTTGCCACCACCGAAAATACCTCTTGAGCCATCACTTGTGGCCGCACTACCATATCTACTAACCGTCAAATCACCGAAGTCTATGGCATTTCCCAAAGTTGCTATAGTGATGTAATCTATGGTGTTTCTAAAAACAAATGGCCCTGTCGTGTACCCACCACCGAAAATACCTCTTGAGCCATCACTTGTGGCTGCAAGGCCCGCTCTGCCCACCGTTAAATCACCGAAGTCTATGGCATTTCCTGTGGTTGCTATAGTGATGTAGTCTATGATGTTTACAACACCGTTTGTGTATCCACCACCGAAAATACCTCTTGAGCCATCACTTGTGGCTGCAAGGCCCGCTCTGCCCACCGTTAAATCACCGAAGTCTACGGCATTTCCCAAAGTTGCTATGGTGATGTATTCTATAATGTTTGTACTGTTGCCACCACCACCGAAAACACCTCTTGAACCATCACTTGTGGCTGCAAGGCTATTTCTAGCAACAGTTAAATCACCGAAATCTATGGCATTTCCCAAAGTTGCTATAGTGATGTAGTCTATGATGTTTACAACACCGTTTGTGTATCCACCACCGAAAACACCTCTTGAGCCATCACTTGTGGCCGCACTACCATATCTGCCCACCGTTAAATCACCGAAGTCTACGGCATTTCCTGTGGTTGCTATAGTGATGTAGTCTATGATGTTTACGCTAGTGGTTGTATACCCACCACCAAACACGCCCCTCGGTCCAAAAAGTGTGCCACCACCACCACCAATCCCACCAGCACCGATTGCTTTACTCCACAGCATTACGATCCATCCCCTACAAGAGCGCCGTAGAGCGTTGTGGACACTTTCCACAGTGCAATGACTGTAGGCACATCAGTGGCCAAAGTAGGAGCCGCGCCTGCGTTGTTGACCCATGTCGTTGTGGGCCA